TGCTCAAGCCATCCTGCTGATTCTTTTGTACTTGCATCAAGCAAGTTACCGTTTACGTTCAAAGTAGCTGAGGTAGCCTTACCTACCAACTGCGTACCGATGTAAACCTCTAGGTCATTTCCTTTTACGATTGCCATTTTTATTTAGTTTTTATCTGTTGTAAAAAATTTTATATCTACTAATGAATGAATATGCTATAGCCGAAGCGTCGTCTGGATCTATAAAGTCGAAAGCGTGACTAATACCTTCACGATAAAATATCTTGGCGATATTGCCACGATCTTCTACATAGTCCATTGCATCTCTAATAGCTGCATTTAAATTCACAGACGAAAGTACATCCGTCGTGATTGAATATACCTCAATAATGACTTCATCCAAATCACTATCTTGGTCCTTTGTGTTGTTAGGAGTTTCCTCCAAAACTGTGAACACTACTGCGGGTAGTGAATGACCTTCAGGTACAATGATCGGGAAGATGCTTGTACCAACTAGATCAGTAACTCCTGAGTCAGTGCTCAAGATATTGTATATGTCCTCTAGTGCTCTCATACGCCAAAATGTTTTCTAATAGCTTTTGCCATCTGTTTATCAACCTCGTTAACAAGCCTTTTCCCAACAATATTTTTCTGTTGTTCGTAAGCTCGATGAACGATCTTTTGTCCTTTAATTCTACCAACTCTTCTACCAGTAGATCTCTGGATCCTTTCCTCTGTTCCCATCTCTAGCCAGTGTGCGTGGTGACCTTTGTGTCTACCCTTTACTCTAGCCCCAACGAAGATCTGAGGATTCTCCTTGGATTTACCGGTTACGTTACCGATAGATTTTGCAAGGTTACCAGTGACATTGTGCTTCTGTTTGACTTCGTTTTTAATCTGCTTCCTAAGCGGATTTGCAGCAGAACGTTCAGCTCTTAGGAGGTGAGTTCTCTTAACCCTTTCAGGTAAGCTTTTGAACTTCTTCTCTAATCGCTTAAGATCTAACTTGTCAACGTGAATATCTAAAGCCATTATGATTTTGCTTTAGCACTTATTTCCATGTAAGCCTGACGCTCCATACCGAACTCTCTTACGCCTTCAATCGAGTATATTCTACCGTCATATTCAATACGCATGTTTGAGTTGATTTGATCGTCATAGCGAATCACAAATACTGTGTCACCTTCTCCATAAAAAATACGGTCTTTCATGTCGCCAGATATTTCAGCTGTGATCTTCAGAGGTCTGTGTGATCCCCAGCGTGAAGCATAGTTACTCCAAGATTCAACAAACCCACCAACCGCATCGCGAGTTGAGGTCTTGCTTTGGAATGTTATTCTTCTATCTAATCTACCAGCGTTCATTATACGTGTGTATTTTTATAGTGATCTAAGAGTGCATTAGACTGCTTCTTAAATCTGGAGTTAACATCTTCTCTAGTATCATAGAGAGATGCTACCTTAAGGAATAAAGCGGACTTAACAATTGCAGGCAAATCTGCAGGTTCAAATCCAGCCTGATAGGTCAATTTGACATCATAGAGGTCTGCGACCTTTTCATCTGAAATGATGATCGTAATTTTAGCTCCATACTCATATTCAAACACACGATAATTATTGCTCGAGAGTGTGCGTTCAACTGGAGATCCATTATTCACTTCATCACGGATGATAGCACCATCAAACTCAGAAACGCCATCAACACTAGTTGAATCAATCCACTCACCATACTTGAACTTAATTGAGTCCACGCCGATAAGAGGAGCATTGTAAATGTCAAACGACCTTGGCATCCAATCTACCTGGTATTCATATACCTTTTTAGTTAGATCTAAACCTAAGTACGATTCACACTCGTCAAATGCTGCAGCAATTAAACTAGAGATTAGTACGTCCTCAGCCGCATGTTCAACACGTAGAAACTCTTTCACCTCATTCAACGATACATAGTCTGACCATGAAGTAGATGATGATATTTTGTGTGTGCGCATGCGATTAAAATTTAATAGTTAAAAAAAGGAGGAGAGCCGAAGCCCTCCATCCTAGTATATATCAGGTATCTGATTAGGCGATAGCACCATTGATACCAACGATTGGCAAGTACATCTTGTCTGCACTGTCAATCATGTAAGCCATATCCAAACGACGTAGACCGAATACAGCCACTTGGTCGTTAAGAGCATAAAGCTCGTTCAATTTCTTAACACGCATTCCCTTAACTGTACGAAGAGTAAATGCAGCATCCAATTGACCGAAGATGATAGCTGGAACAGATTGTTCTGCAGTAGCAGTACCTGTTGAAGCAACGCCGTTCAATTCTGGCATGTGGTCATTAAGAACGATTTCGTAACCACGGAAAGTAGGAACACCACCACGTGAGAAATCTGGTACGATCAAAGAACGTCCGTCTTGGTCGCTGATCGCTTGCAATTGCAAGTAAGTGTTAGTGTGCATGAAGAATTTACCACCAGCACGGTAAGCAGCATCAACAGCATAGATAGTATCTTGTTCCAATTGGAATAGATCGATATCTTTCTTAAATGAAGCAGCATCCTCGCCACCGAATTCAGCAGCCAACTTAGTTACAACACCGTCGAAACCGTGAGTACCAGCAACACCATTAACGATCATCCAGTCCAAGCTACGCTCAGCTCTTTCCATCAACGTCTTCATAACGTAACCTTCAATGTCGAAGTCACTATCTTCAAGAATTTCGTAAGACATACGAACTTCACCTGTAGTGTACTTGCGAGCGTTCAATTCAACCTCACGGAATTTGATACCGTTAGCAGAACCAACTGCAGCAGCTTCAGAGATCAAGCTAAGACCACCACCAGTAGCATCGCCTTCGATGTTATCAGCGTAAGTAAACATTGGTACACGGATAGTGTTAGCACGTGAAGTTTCCAATGATTTTACGTAGTTAGCCAAACTGTTTTTAGAGCGAGTATCTTCTACCAACTGTGCCCATTCGTCCAATACTGTGTAACCTAGATCAGCAGCGCCGTTCATTGGTTCACCTTGGTTAGAACCTACTGCCAATGCAGCACGCTCTTCTGTGTTTAGACCGTTCCATCCTTTAGTGATGTAAGAACGGAATAGAGTTTTCTTGTCCATTTCGTTTTTTGTTTCGATTTGATTTGTAATTACTTCTTGAGAGCGAACCTCTTCTACAACAGGCTCTTCTTTAATTTCTGGAGTGTTTTCCATCGCCTCCAAAACTGCGATGTTAGAACGTACTTCTTCTTCTGAAGCTTTCAATGTTTCGAATGATTCAACTTCTTCAGCAGTAAGCTTACGCTCTTCTCCTTTAGCAGTTTCGATCATACCTTCCATTTGAGCCAAGATCTCGGCACGTTCCTCGTTTAATCCTTTTAAGTTCATCTTACTTAGATTTTAGGGAGTTAACAAAATTTGAGTATTCCTCGAGCATATTATTTCTTTCTTCCAATTCCTTTTTAGCGGCCTCTAGTTCTGCTGCTGCTTCTGCCTTTACTTGATCTAAAGTGCGTAGTGCAATTTTAGCATCGTTGTAAGCTGGCAAGGATACGATTGACACCTCGAATAGGCTATCAACCTGTGTAATGGTTCTCTCGTAGATTCCATCTTCGCGTTCATCCCATTTATCATCACGTACTGTGAATGCAAATGAGTTCTCCTGGATATCACCACGTTTGATCAAGACAGATAAGTCACGACCAAGTGTAGTATCAGGGAGATTGATCTTATATTTAAGACCACGCTCATCGACAGAAAGTTCAAGAGTACCAGCGGACTCACGTCCTAGTACTTTTTCCCAGTTGTGATCTACCAAAGCACGAACGTCTCTCTGACCGAGTACACCTTCGAAAGCTTGTGGGTCGATTCGTTCAATGAATCCGCCAAGATCATTAGACCAGCTGTTAAATACAGCAGCATAGCCTTCAACGATCATTGGGTCTTCGTTATGAACTCTCTCTAGACCAACCAGGGATCTTTTTTCAAAATCCTGCATAATTATTCTTCGTTTGAGTTAGACTGATTTTCTTCACTGTCAGTATCTGCCTCAATTGGTTGATTGATTGCGTTGTCGAGTGTAGCAAGGTTAACCTGTACAAAGGTAACATCACCATTCTCTACTGGGTTCATACCCTCATTACTTCTAATCTCGTTTGGCGTAATAGCACCAAGATTAAATAGTGTATTGTAGTAAGCAGCACGATCTGCGGCCGTTGCTCTTAAATAATTACGCGTATCGAAGTCAACATAAGTATTCTTCTTCTCACGCTCTTTCAAAAGCTTGCGACAGATTTCTGCCTCGATCTTAGTTAACCAAGGACCTAACGTGTACTGCAAAAACTCTCTTGACTGTTGCTCGATGTTGTTATTAGTAGAGCGTTCCAAATCACCAATTAGGTGTGGAGGTACTCCGAACAAACGAGCGATGTCGCCAACACTATATTTGTTGGTCTCGATCAATTGAGCTTGTTGAGGTGTTAGAGATCTTTGTTTAAACTCTAAGTTAGAAGGAAGAACTGGAGTCTTGTTAGCTTTCTTGGTTCCACCGTATGTGCCAGACCAAGCGTTGGCAATGGATTGAATTTGCTCCTTCTTAAGAGGAGAAGATGCCTGAAGATAGCCAGCGAAGTGGGCTCCGTTCTTTAAAAAGTTTACCTGGTAGGTTTTAGCCTCCAAGTCAGTAGCTACTAC